ATAATTTGTCCTTGACTGCCTGCTGTTGTGCCACTTGATACAGCAATGTTTGCTCTGAAAGTATTTAAAGCTGTAAAAACATTAGTACCTTGCTCTATAGCCTCTTTCGTCTTTAACGGCGTCATTGCTTTGTTATCAACTACACCATCGATAGCTTCCTCTGTTGTCGCTATACCAGTAATACCGGCTAAACCTTCTAAGCTATCAGCAATATCCTGCGCTCTATCTGCCTGCCTTGTAGCTGTAGTTGCTGAAGATGCTGCTGATTTAGCACTGCTTTCTGCACTTGTCTTACTCGCAGAAGCTGAATTTGCTGATGCTACAGCTAACGTTTTAGATTCTAATGCAGATTCAGCACTACTAGAAGCCGCACTAGCGGAATCTGAAGCACTTTTTTTACTATTTTCTGCAGCAGTTTCAGCAGCCTTAGCATTTTCTTCACTTTTTGCAGATTTGGTTTCACTAGCTTTCGCATTATTCTCACTTGTTAATGCTGCATTTTTACTTGCTAATGCTGCATCAGCACTGCTAGAAGCTGATTCTGCCGAAGCCTGGGCTGTTTCTGCACTGGCAGCAGCAGACGACTGTGATGCAGCCGCAGCATTTTTACTTGCTAATGCTGATTCAGCAGAAGAAACAGCTACACTTTTTGCGTTTTCTGCGGCAGCCACTTTTTCATCAAGTAACGTTTGAACGTTATTAACAGCATCTTCTGCCGCAGTAGCCGCAGCTTTAACAGCGGTATTTTTAGCAGCAACAGCTTCGTCCTTTATTTCCGTAGTCTCATTTACTGCAGCATCTTTTATAGCGGTCAGCTCTTCGATTGCAGTATTTTTAATATTTGTTGTTTCGTTAACGGCGCTCTCTTTGACCTGTTTCGTTTGTTCTAATACATCTTTAGCTAAAGGTAACACCCTCGCCGGGTCCTCCGTCAGCACAAGCCCATCACCAGCATCGTTGATTCTAAAACTCATTCCAGCCTTTACCGGAAAAGTATTATTAAAATTACTTACATCAATACCAGCAGATAATGTCCTATCCAATTTTTCATTTAATTGCTGACATATAAAAGTTAGATCGTCAAAAGACAATTCAATATTCTCTGCAAAAAACGGACCTTGATTAACCAGGTTCATTAGCTGATACAATGGCAGCTCACGATAAATAGTTATTTTATGACCATCAGGCAGCGGATCGCCATTAGCTGGATAAGTAACTGTTTTAGCTCCAAGATCAACAGAAAAATTCTCCGTTTCTACGGCAACGCTATCATCACCTGTAATATATACTTTTATATATTCAGGATGATCCGTCATCTGAAATGTTATTGGGAATTTCGTTGTCGCTCCATTACCAACATAAATATCTTTAACTGTCGTATTCTGTACCGTCATATTCTCACCACCCTTAAACCTTTACTGCGGCCGGAGCATCTTTAACCACATTGGCATTTAGCATACTGGCTATGGTTGATGCTATCTTTAACTTCTCGTCCAAAGATGCAGCCTTCTTCTGCTCCTCCAACAGTAAATTTATTTGGTCTTGTATGATAGCCTCTTTATCCATAAATTCACTCCTGTTCTATAACTGGAAGTACGCCTTTGTTCTTCAATTTATTAATACTAGAAATTTTCAGTTTTAATAATTAATGACATTAAGAATCAGGTTCTTCGGGTTCGCTTAATAGATCGCCTCGATTTTTAGATAATGCTTTTTCTAAAAGCATTGCAGATGATTCAAACTCTTTTAGATCATGGCAAATACTTCCTAATCTTGCAAAAATTTCACCAAACAATCTGTAATCTTCATTCTTAAAATTTTTAGTTCTTAATTCATTAATCATACTTTGAAATAAATTTAAAACTTGCTCTTTGTTACTGTGTTTTGTTTCCATAAGCCTCTCCTTCCAAATAAAAAAGCGCCTACCGAAGTAAGCGCTTTCTATTAAGTTCTAACTAACTTTATGATACTATTTTAACTCATTTTTATAGTGGTTTTGTCGGATACATTTTTTATTTTTTACATCGCCTCTGCTCTCATATCCAATAACCTTACATTACTATTTTAACTCTTGTTAAAGGTCATTTTGTCGGAAACTTTTTAAAATTTTAAATACCCAACAGGAAGGGAGTAGCTTTAACCGACACCCTCGGCAGGAATTAAACTAAGCTTCGTATTGATTACATCAAGTGCATCACACGATATTTTTATACCTATGTCTTTTATTGTTGTGGCGAAGCATTGCGATTTTTCAGGCGTGTTACAGTAGTTATAAAGTTTTAATACTTCATGCAAAGCAATCAACTTGCCTTCTAAATCCTTTATCTTCTTCTGCAGCTCTATATTCATAGGCGCATTAACAAGCATGGGTCTTTGTGGCTCACACGACGATTTTACCGGGAACAATTCAGCAGGTGTAAATTTTCGATTTCTAGCTTCGTATATCTTTCTAACTCCACTTTCGGTAAGTACTATTAAGGCAGCGATTGTAGACTTGATTTTATTCTCTCTGCGGTACTCGAATAAGTCATGTCCACGCAAGAAGTAAAAATCTACATTCTCTGTCATAAACCACGGTCTACGAATATAATTTTGAATCGACGACGCATCAACATTTAAAATCATAGCTACGTCTAACTTAGTTAACACCGGTACGCCTTTCCAATATTTTATCGTAGGCTTATAAGGTTCTTCAATAAGTGTTTGCTGCAAAGGCTTCTTGCTTAGCTGTGCTTCCATTTCGTGAAAACGGTTGATATAAGATGCGGTAAACGACGATCCTTTACGACCTGTTTGCTTATGAGCTAAAAACTCACAGCCTTTCTTGGTTATTTGATAGATTTTATAACGTCTGCCAGTACCAGCTTTATAAGATGTTTCTTTGAAAAAATCATCAGAACCCAATTTTGGGTTTTGACCTAAATAGCTAATATAAGTATCAATATCTCTCAATAAATGGTCATGTCTTTTGTTAAGCATTACTGCTACTTCACGGCTGTCTAAACTTAAACTTTTGATGTTATTCATATATCCTTGCTCCTATTCATTCCCACAGGAGTATGATATAATAAATTTATCAACTCTTGTGGTTGGTATTGAAACAGTCCCTTTGTGCTTGGTCGTGCTGGGGGCTGTTTCTTATTTTTTTTCTGAACCCAAAACTATTTCAATCCCTTTACGAATGACTTCAACTCTTGTTTGATTATGCGTTTTTGCATATTCTAATAGTCTGTCATTCATTTCAGATGTTATTCTTACTGTAACATCAATATTCTTAGGATTATCTAGTTTTGGCCTTCCTATCCTAGGGCTCACATCATTTCACCTCACTTTATGAACCTCGCTAATTAAATTATAATTTTTGAGTTTCAAAAAGTCAAGTGTTATTTTCAATAATTTATAAATGTGATATAATTGTGACAAGAAAGGAGCATTATTTATGAAAAAAATTACACTTGTTATTTTCGCTTTTATCTTTTTATCTATTTTCAATTTATCTGCCAAAGTTATTGCTGCTGGTAGCACCAATGTAGATGACTTATTCTTGATCAATTGCGGGCCGTTACAAGCAGAAAAATATACCACTATTAACGATGCTTCACGCATTTTAGGCGAAATCCTGACAGAAAATTATATTTATAGTGACGGTGTTGCCAGAAGTAGTGAAGCAACTATATTATTTGAAAATGGTATTATAACTTTAAATTATAATGATAAGCCAACTATAAACAAAGATGACTATGGTAAAATATATAAAATTATTTGTACTAAGCCCAACGTATCAACTATAAGAGGAATATCAATTGGTTCTTCAGAAAATTTAATTGTTTCTAAATACGGAACTCCGGGAACCATTATTAAAAACACTAAAGCAGAATATAACGGAATTGTATCCTATTGGTATGCCTATCATAATAAATATAATCCGATTTGGGCATTATTTTTTGGGATAAATTCAAAAGGTCAAACTTCTGCTATAGGTTTTACCGGCAGCGTAAAAGGAATATAGCCAATAACTTAATTGTGCGAAATAATAAAAGAAGGGTTATTATGAAAAAAACAATTTTATTATTTTTAATTCTTGTATTTTCTTTAATCACAAATTTATGTGCTGCCAATAACTTAGATCCAGCTCGCTGGAGCTGGGTAGATTCAGATAACCAATTTGGTTATTTTATAGATAGAGGAACAATCACATTTGACGATACAAAAGCAACCGCCTGGGTCGCAAGAGTAGAACCTTCTGAAAATAAACAGATTTTAATACAAACTACTTTTTTTACAAAAGATTTTTCCTTAGTAAATTTGTACATTATTGCCTATAAAAATGGTCAAATAGAAGATTCTTATAAACCACTTTATAAAATAAAACCTATTATTCCAGGATCTATAGGTGAAGAATTATTTTTTCACCTATTAAATTTAATTGGTGACGGCAACGGAAAATATATAGGCATATAAAACAAATCAAATATTAAAGGAGAAGAATTAATGTTTAAAAGGATTCTAATAATTTCAATAATTTCTATTTTATGGTGTTCAAGTATAGCGTTTGCATATGTTTTTGGTGGATCTAATTTAAGTTTGTCAATGTATCCAGAATTCAATTCATATTTACCTTACAATCCGAGCAAATATGAAGTTGAACTTTATGTCGAAGAAGCAAAGAAATATGTAGAAAACTGTAACAATGATATCCAGCGTATTCAAGAAGCACAAGCTGCGGCTATCCGTGAAGCAAATGACGCAATTTATAGATACAACAATGGATTCTGAGAAAATATAAACCCCCTCAAATTCGAGGGGGTTTTCTTTTACCGTTCCTTTTTCGGCCTACGTCTAAAGATGTCGCCAACTTCCGGCTCCATACCGTTGAACAAGATATCATATCCGTTAAAGAATAATTTGTTTAACTGTGCAGGCACGCCTAATGCTGTTCCAACAAATGTTGCAGTAGGCTCAACCAATTCGTCATAATCTGCTTTGCCCTGGTAAACCTTTTGTACCTTACCGGCAGCACGTTCCATTTGCTCTATCGTGCCTTGTACTGCAGTCATTCTATACCCGTAAGTCTGCATGCCTAAAGCCCTGCTCCAGATAGCATTACCAACCTGTCCAACCGGTCCGGCTAAACTCATAGGGTAAGTAAGCAGTTCTTTTGATATCTTTTGATATTCATCCTTATCTTCTTCAAATGGATCTTCGGCCGACAACATCAAGTTTATAAAAGCAAACATTACAAACTTAGCTCCTACAAACGAAGTAAGACGCATTATGTCTTTTTCTTTTAAGAAGATATTATACTCTCTGGCCCACTGATTATATTGTGTATTGAAGAAGCCTTGGAAGGTAGTAAACAGTTTAAGCATAGGTCCGCCACGCAAAAGCGGTGCAACCTCCGTAACTCTGCTGCTGCCAAGTGTACGTCTAATAACCGTATTGGCAAAGTCCACAGCTTCTGCTTCGCCTGCACCAGCCCTTATTTTTTTGCCATACGCCTGCATCCATACCGGAATAGCAGAAAGATTATCAGTAGCGACCAGCAATCTTGTGCCAAATTCAACAGCTTTCTTTTCTATAGGATTCAGGCTTTCCATTTCTTTCATATCCCGCAGGGAAATATCAGGAAGCACAGACCTTTCTTTCATCCAAGGGGATTTACTGTAAACAAATTCCTTAGCCGATTTATAGCCCTCTGCAAGTTGCATATTCATACTGTAATTGCTCACAGCGGCAACGACATCACTATATCCAAAACCATCTACAGCATTACCATAAAGCAAGGGATTACCCAAGTTCTGAACGGCAGTTTTAAGGTTAAGCATAATGGCAGCATTTACAGTACGAGCCCTAAGCCAGTTAGCAACACTGCCCATCCAGCTTTCACCAACAGAGCCGCTGTTAGTACCTTGAGGATTTGCCGCACGTTCAAGATACTCTTTAAAGGCGGAGAAATCGGCCAGGCCTAATTTTTCTTTAATCAGAGTATACATTTCCTGATCGTTCATAATTTTGCGGAAATCGCCCATAACCTCACGGAAACACAGATCATGTATCGCATCCATAGCAACATTAAACTCTGCTCCACGTTTTAGATTAACAGGATATTTAGCCTTAACACGTTCTTTTAAATGGCCTCGTCTAGTGCTCATTGTTCTAATATTGCGTCCTTGTCTGGGGTCAGTATCAGAAATAACTTCTTGCCCAGCGTGTTTAGAACCAGTATCACCGTCACGCATCAGCGGGAAATAACCGCCACGCATAACAACAGTCTTGCCGTCTGATAACGTCAGCTCTACAGGCGACGCTTCTACTTTCTTAGGACTAAACCCTGTCCAACGAGTTTCAAGAGCTTCCATTTCAGACCAGTACATCTCTGCAATGTCTATCTTAGCCTGTGCATATTTTATATCCGCTTCAGTAAGATTACGCCCTAAGAAGTCAAGTAAATTGATTTTAGTCTGTACGATATCGCCATCTACCCACAAGGCAGAACTTTCAAAGCCTACCGGTCTAGTGCTGCACAATACTCTGGCACTGCTCTCGTTGCCTAAATTCATAAGCATTTTTAATAAAACGTGCTTATCTACAGAAGTCCCTAGCTCGTCATATTTTTCCTGATAATCGGCCGCCTTTTCTGCAGCTTTATCCGGCAGCCATTCCCTGTAAGCCTGCGCTGTTTTTTCCTCATATTCTAAAATTTTTCTTGTTTCATTATCGGCCGCTTCTCGAATAGCTGCGCCAAAATGTTTGCTGAAAAATCCATACTGCCAGTCATCCATCATTTCAAAAAGATTGTCCGTACTGCGTAAAGATGCTTTTAGCTTCTCCATTACTGTAGGCTGCTGTACAACGCCAACCTGCGGTTTCCAGATAGTTTTCAGCTTATTAAGCGTTTCCTGTGCTTCAGCTTTAAATTCAGCATAGGTAGCACCTTTCTGTAAAGCATTGATACTCATTTCCTGTTTAGCGATCGCTTTGATATTTTTAAGCGCATTTACTATATCTTCAAGCTGGCTTGCCGTCATACGTTCACGAGGATTTGTAATGCCAACATTCTCATCCATTATCCAATCAGCAACTGCAACATTGTCATAAAGATCATCCATATCATTCAGATAGTCTGATAAAGTTTCTGTCTTTTCAAAATCAGAATAATCTTTACGCTTATAACCGAACCTTTCCATAATTGCTGCTGCTTGAATAAAGTTTCTTTCATTACCCCACGTTTCCCTTTTAGCTTTAGCCTGCTTCCTGAAATAATTCTGCCACTTAGCATACTGATTACGCAGTCTTACGCTTTCAACTACACAAGCATGATTAAACGCCTGGACGTTTTTATATCGGACCGCAGCAGAATAATCATCATTTTCCAATGCCACAGCAGCTTTGGCCGCAGCGTTTCTTTCTGCAGTAATATACTTTTGGGTATTCAACGCCTCCTTTAATTTTACTCTATTCTGCAGGTCCATCTGTGCCTGGATTTTAGCTGTTTGCTTGCGTGCAACAGCAAGTTTTCTAAGAGTTTCAGCATCACGCTGACCCTTCAACAAACCTTGTGCTTTATCCTCAATAAGCTGTGCTTCTGTATTTATCAAAAGACCGCTCTCGTCATTATACATAGCATCACGTGCAGCTTCTTCAGCAAGCCCTCTCTCTTTGTAAATATCAGGGAAGGCGTCTTGCACCATTTCATCAATATGTCTGTTAACCGCACCATTAAAAGATGGTTCTGATATAATCGTTTTAGCCAGCTCGTCACCGGAAGTAAAACCATTAGCTTCAGCTATCATATCAAAAGTTGCCATTTTACTTTCATCAAAATTACCTTCTAAATATCTGTTAGCTATGCCCTTAGCCGTTTTTAAATCAGATGCAATATCAAGTATCTGCTCCGAAGCCATATATAACGGCTGTTTTGCAATCGCTTCTTTAACCTGCGGCTCTACATCTTCACGATATTTTTGAATTCGGTCTTTACGCTCCTGATTGAAATTAACAAGGCTTTCTTTTGTTAATAACTGTACTGCCTTATCGTGAGCTTTAGCAGCAAAATTACGCAGCATTTGCTTACGTGGTTCTGAAAGTGCATCTAATACAACATCTGGCAAAGCAGAAAAATAACCGTCGATACGCTCCATTTCTGATATTTGCTCTTCACTTGCCAGCATCCTGTCAAAAACCTGCCTTACTTCATCGTTGATTGGAACAGCATTTTTACTGCGCTTATCCGAAAAAACGGCGTTATAAACAGCAAGCAGCCATTTTTTGAACCTGTTAAATACCGGCTGCAGCTCTTTTGAAGGTGCCTTGCCTTCAAGCATATAAGTTTCTGCGGCCTCTGCCCAGCGTTCATGTGCTGCTGTTTTTTCTTCCTGCGACAAGCTATCCCAGTCTTTAGTGACACCGGCATAATCAAGCATAGTCTGACGGTCTTTTTTCATCTGCTCTGTAGCATTAGGGAGTGCCCCTTCACGCATGAGATTCTCAATAAAGTAATGTCCGACAGCTTCATGAATAACAGTGCTCATATCAGCACCTTCAAACAGGCTGATAATTGCTTTGCCTTCTTCGTCCCAGGTGATAGCGCCTTTAGTTTTCCCTTCGGCCTGGTAGTATCCCTGCATTTCTTCTCGTCTCTTGCGAAGTGCATTTTCATCTGGTATACTATTATTAAGAAAACCGTCAAGGTCGGTGCCTTTGATAGCGGAATCGCTGCTATCAGACTGTAACCACTTGGCGGTTTTTTCTTTGTTTACATATGCAACTCTGCCTTTTTTGATATTATGCTCAATAAACCAATTATAATTTGTGCCATTAGCACCGCCTTTACCATAAGCGCTGTTAATGGCATTTACTTTATAACGGTCACGGCTTACATCAAGATCAAGTGGAACAATGATAGTAGAGCCTTGCGCATCTTTCAAATCCAGCACTACCACCTTCCGCCCTGAATAAGAATCTAATACCATTATAGGATCAGCAAATGCCCGTGGTAATTGTTTCAAAAGGTCCGGTGTCATACCATCAAAGTGTTTTTCAAAAATATGGTTGATCCTGCCACCGTCAATAGTTACAGGCAAAATTTTACCGCCTGCAAGGTTTATCGCAAGCGGCGTAGTCATTACCTTATATGGTTTCGTTTCGTTCAACGTACCGGCTTTATATTCATCTACGATACCAGAAAAGTTATTTTCATCCTCAAGCAATTTTTCGTTAGCACTTTTAGTTTGCATATACCGGCCATTAGGAGTGCTGACAACTCGTTTGAAGCTTAAAGGGTTATCTCTGAAATACTGCATAGGGTCATCAGGATTAGCAATCATAGCACGGCTGGTTAAAATAGCCAGGACGTCACCTGTTTCCTTTTGATTTAGTCCCGCTTCGGTCAATTCATTTCTAAAAGTATCAACTGCAGTTCTAAATTCCTCGTCGTTCTCCAACGCTTTTTTATAAGCGCTTTGGAGAGCTTTTTTATTTCTGGCGCGTTCTTCTGTATAACCACCCTGTTCAAAAGCTACGTTATTGCTTACAGCCTGGAAAAAGCCAGGATTTTGAGCCTCTGCCGCACAATACGTACCCATTGGCATTTCAATATCCTCACCACGAACAGCAGCAGCCTGCAGTTCAGAAACCTCTATACCAAAGGTATCTTTTACATCCAGATTAGGATTTGCCTGCGCATATGTAAAAAGGGTTTCAGCATCTACATAAGCCTTTTCTTCTGTCGTTTGGTTCAGTACTAGTTTGCTGGCGGTAATATCTACGTCCTTACTGTTTTTCATCGTTTCCGCAGTACGTACAGCCTGCTCCTGCATAACTCTATTTGCATTACGGTCTACGGCAATGCTTACCGAACCTCCAAGACCACCAAACACCGCACCAATAGCACCGGAATAAGCGCCTCTTTTAGTGATTTCTCCAAATTCCTGATAAAATTTAAGTATTTGCTCTTGAGTGGAAAGATTCGCATTTTTAGCCCATATTTCAGCAGCAGCATCCGGGTATTCCTGAATCCATTCAGTAATGCCTTCTGTCAATGCAGTTTTAAAAACTTCTTTGGCCTTACCGCCAATAGTTGCGATTTTAGCGGCTCTTGCTCCTGCTCCCATGACTTTGCCCAAGCCCACTTTTTCAAGAGCAGACTGTGCAACAGCGTTTAAAGACGCCGCAGCTCTGGCTCTGTCATTAGATACCCCAGCTTCAGTAAGATCTAAATATTGGCCGCCTGCAATCTGACTGCCCATAAAAGCAGCAGCACTCCAGCCGCCTGTACTGATTGCAACGCCGACCTGTGCCGCTAATTGTGGTGCATTCTGCAGTAAATCATAATAAAACTGGCCTGCCGCAGTTTCAGCCTTTACTTCTTCCGGCTTAAATATTTCACTGCCACCAATGCGTTTAGCTTCAGTACCAATAGTTTTTAGCTTATCTCCACCGACAGCATACAAAAGCCGTCCTATTGTATCTGCGCTAAAAACCTTGGATTCCGTTGTCAAGTCAACATCTTTTTTATCTGCACCCAAATCAGCAAGCAGTGCAACTGCACCATAACCGCTGCGAGCAACATTCTTAAAACCATTTTTCAGCGCTGTAATACTTTTCCAGTTATTTTCTTGCTCGCCCCAAAATTCTGCAGCTTTAGTACCGGCAATGCTCATAAGCACAGGGTCTTTTAACGCCTCTGCTGTTCTTGGTGCGATCTTCTCATATTTATTCCAGTCATAATCAAAGTTTTTAGGTAAATAATAATCAGGATTACGAGCTGCCATTTGAAGCGATATATTATTTGCATTAGCTCCTTGTAATGCTTTAGTCTTTAAATCGTCTGGTATAAACTTTCCTGCCGCTGCTACATCGTACAATACAGACCTTGCCATATTACCACTCCTCGTTAATTTCTCCTCTTAATGCCGCTAAGTGACGTTGTTTGATAGATTCAATAGCATCACTGAAATTCATTGCCGCTAAACCAGTACGCTCACTGGCTCCCCAATCACTGAACCAGGGAGCACTTTCATTTTGCTGTACTGCGGTTTCATTCTGCTGTGGCATCTCCAGTAAATGCGGAGCTGCATCTACACCATTGCTCAAAGCTATAGCAGCAATCTGCTTATTGAGCTCCTGGATATCCATAGGCCTATTTTCTTCTGTAACTTTTTTCAATGCCGATACTTGATATAAATCATTAGGGTTTATAGCTCCAAAAAATGTTTTTGCACTTCCCAAATCAATATTATTGCCGTTACGTTTTTGATAAATATCTATATAAGGGGAAAGATTAGGTGAAAGGCTACTCTTTAAAGAGCCCCATTCAAGTTGCTTACTGTTAAAACTTTTATAAATAGCACGATTTTTAAACGCCTCTTTTAGAACTTCGTTCCCTGTCGCAAATCTTGCATCAGGGTCAGTAATATCTTGCAATGCATTATCCAGAAAAGCCTGCAAATCTCCGCGTTCCACTTTATCATCAATAGTTTCATCAATTATAATAGCTAAACGTTTATCAACATCCTTATTTCTTGGATCTTGATTTCTAGCAAAAGCCAATAACCTGCTTCTATCTGCTTCACCCAAGACTGTTGCGTTTTGGTTGATTAATGATACTGCTTCGGCTGGTGTTACAGTGCTATTCGTAATTGCATCCTTGATTGATTTATAAATGCCACTATTAGATACTGCAGCGGCAGCTTTTGTCTGAATGCCTATTAAATCATCACCGAATTTTAATAGCGTCCGTTCTACATCCGCATCTCCACCAGAAGCACTAAAAACCATATTTCTCATATCCTGCGAATCAATAATACCTGTTTTAAAATTGTCCCATAATCTTTGTTCTATATTTTTTATGATCATATTTTGCTGATTAGCTTTAATGGATTTATTAATATTTACCTGTTGCACATAATTGTTCCAGGCCTTCTGCTTATCTTCTAATGTAGGAGCAGCACTTATAGGATGAGCAAACCCTAAAACTTTATAATGATCTAAATCAAGTTTCGCTGTTCCGTGCGAACCAGCTTGAATAACTTTCCCTGTAGATTTTTCATAAATACCAACATGATCACTGTCATCATTACCTTCCCAGTCCCAATAAACAATGTCACCATTTCGAAGCTGATTCCGTTGGGTAAAAAACACTCCATTTTTCTTTGCATCTTCCATATTGGTTGGTGCCCACGTATTTCCTTCTTTAGCCCCGCCTGCTTTCAACCAGCGATTAACGCCTACAGTACACTGATTTTCACCAAAATTCTTACCTATATCACCATTGGCTGCTTTTAAAATTGCATTTGTATCTATTTCATTAGAAAAATTATCGCCAAAGATATAATCACGTGCAGCGCCTTCATCCTCACCAAAAGTAGCATAAAGGTTCTGTCCCATGTTAAACTGCCGTTCTTCTTGTTTACGAGCATAAACATTTTTAGCATAGGCACTCGTTACGCCCGGATCCATATAAGGACCATATTTTTCAACATAAGCTTCGGCCGTATTTATATCGCCATTAGCATAACTTCTGTCTATCAACGCCTGACCTAATACTCCAGTCCATTTTCTATACTCTAAATCAAGCCTTTCTCTTCCATATGTTCCATATCTGGAATTTATGGCGTAATCAATTTCTTTTTGTACATCGGCTATAACTGCAGGGTCATTAGGAGATAAAACAGCCTTTTGAACAGAACTATTTATAGAATTAGCAAAAGTAGTATTCTGCCAGGCTTCAAACTGCTGCGCTCTGTATTGCCCCAAAACCCTGCGATTAGCATTATCAGTTTGCTGGGTGCTGTAATCAAATAACATAGCACCTTTGCCGTACTTTACGCTTTGAGGACTTTGAGCCATAAGTTCGCTGCGGATCTTTCTTTCACCAGCTTCATACTCACCGACAATGTCAAGAGCACCTTTTTCTTTTTTCTGCATCAACTGCATTCTTAGATCGTTAGTACGTTTTACATACTCATTATTAGCCTGCAGAACGTCGGTTCTTATGATCTGCTCTCTTACATGCTCAACACCGGCCTGAATAATTCTACCGGTCTGGGATGATTCTCTTGCAACAGCCTGCTGCCCACTGTTATCATAGCGAACATTAGATACTTTACTTGCCGGCGCTCCTAACTGCGCCCCTACTTGGAAAATGTCGATTGCCATATTCTAGCCTCCTTTTGGGTATAGAAAAAGCGCTTTAACAAATTGTTAAGCGCTTAAAGGTGTGTTATAATGATGTCCGAGATAGTTTAACTATGTTGGCTTATCAGTCCGTAACTGATTGGTGGTGATCCTATGAGCATATATCAAGCATTATCCCTAATGATAGCGTTTGGTATTCTCGTGGCTACCATTATTCTTGCCGTAAAATAGCAAGAAAATAAGCCCAACGTAAGGTCGCGGGCTTGTTTTCAATCACATTCTTGTTACGAGATGAGCTAACGCTACCACACGTTAAACTATCTCTTTTCAAGTTTTAACTTATTCAGGAGAGAGCTGACACGCCAATATCAAACTATCTCTTTTCGTTTATTATATAATACATTCCGTCCTAATGCAAGCACAGTCCGTATTAATGCAAGTACAGTCCGTATTACTTAACTATGCTCTCTTTATCAACTCACTTTAGAAGTAAGTTTTCGGCTTCATCGGGAAATAACTGTAATTGCCTTGTCTATAGCCAGTTCCACTACTGTTGAATTGATATGTAGCACCTGTTGTTACACTAGGAGTTGAAGAACTGGAGGAAGCACCTTGCTTTCCTGCGCTCTTAGGACTGTATAAACTACCTGCAAGGGATAACCCACTCATAAGCATATTATTCATAAGTGCACGCTTACCGGCTTTACGGTAATTGCGTGCATTTTGATTATAGATATCACGTTGATTAACAAGGTCAGTAGACTGCTGAAAAATATTCTCAACGCCTTGCCTTGAATTATAGCGTTCAATAGCAAGCTCTGTTTCCATATTATACGCACTATCAGCTAAAGCGTTTGCCGCACTGCCTGAAGCTGTTATACCAGAAGCGCCTATATTAGCCCTCTGCTGGCTTAACATAGCGTTCATACGCCGGCGTTTGTTTTCTTCGTTGATAGTATTTGACTTAGACTGTTCTTCAGCCTGTGCCTGCAGTTTATCTGCGTTCTGATTCGCTATCTGAGCATTTACCTCTGCCTGTTGAGCGGCAGCGTTATATTGCTGCTGCTGCGCTCTGCCCGAAATAAAGCCACCCAAAAGAGTGGCTCCTATTGCTGCCGCTACGCCCATTATTCATCATCCTTTCTAAACTCAAAAAAGTGATGCGGCAGATTATAAACTCCATGCGGCGCTGGTTCATGTATTTCTGCGCCAAGCCATTTAAGCCAACGCATTATATTATCATTTCCAACGTTGACCCAGTTATATAACCTGTCGTATCTCTTTAAAAGCTCTCTTACAGCCTTTTTAGTCTGCCTTCCGACAAATACCTTATGGTTCTCCATTTCCTTCGTCATAAGCAACCATACGCGCCCCTCGTCGCTCATTATCGAAGCTTTTCTCACTCCATATACAGCAGCGGGTATACCGTCAATATGCAGGCAACCGATTTCATCACTGTGCTTCAATCCATCTGAAATATCTTCAAGAGCGTTAGGGCCAATAGCACAAAATAGTTCACTGTAATTATCTGGTTTAAGATTAGCCGCTATATACTCAGCATCTGCCCTTGTGGGCTTTACAAATTCATACTTTGCCATAATACACCTTACCCTTCTATTTCCGGAATCAAAGATAATACAGTCATCGGCAGCGGGTCAGGCTGTTTAATTATTATCTGCTGAGTTTCATCATAAGTAGCAGACTTGATCGTTACTTTAAACTTGCCTGTTTGCAAACTAATCGGTTCCCCATAGGCTTCATTACTGCGCCATTTAAATTCATCTAACTCATTCTCCTTCATTCCAAACAATCCACCACGGCTATCTTTAAGTAATAATGTAACTGTAGCAATTCGTTTCTTCCGACTTAAATATGTGCCATCTTGAGCTGTAAAATCTATAGGCAGTGTTTTTATTTCCGCATCTATAGGCAGCCCTACATGGACCTTCTTATATTTATTTCCAAGAAGAACCTTGCCGTTTTCTACAGTTTGCCGAGGAAGTACGTTTCCATCAGCCAATATAGCCACAGTATACCCTTCTAAATGCTCAAGACCTGATATTTCACCGGCCGGCTCTCCTTCATAGGTTATACCACTGTCTACGAAAAACTGATCCTCTACATTAGTACTTTTATCACGGCTTTCCATTATTTCCACATAATACTGCCCGCCACGCTCAATTACTGCATATAACTTATCTTCTGTTGACCCTCCGATATTACATACACTAACAAACTTCCCGCCTGCCGTGGTATGCTGGTGCCATGCGTAGATATCCTGTTCCTTTATGTAGGTAAGCCCTAACAGCAAACCATCATCACGCACACACCAAACAATACTGTTAGGTATCTGCTGATAGGTCATAGATATTATTTTATGCCCTTCAAACAAGTGCGAAGCCAATAAATTTAAATCATCACCGGTATATTTATCAACATCATAGCTGTAAGCAAGGTCACGTATGATATTGCCCTGGTGCTGCACATAAATAATCCTGCTGCCGATAGTGACAGGATTAACATCTGACACACCCCTATATTCCTGTGGTTGACTTAAAACATTGCTTCCTGTAATGGCTTTGCCGCCGCCACTTACTTTAAATTCTCCGCCGGCTGTTAACAGCAGCATTTCACCAAAAGCTATAATTGCCTTAATGCCATTCATTTGTCCACCGTTTAAAGTGGCCGTAATTCCATCATCATCGGCAGATGGAATGCTTGTTCCAAAGTTATAATAGTCTCCTGTTTTACTTGTCCAGAATGTCTGCGGAAATCCTTTACTTCCCGCAAATACTAACCGGTCTTCATAAAAGCCTGTTGCAGAAGGATACCCTTTTTCACCATTCCAAGCAGCAAAAGCAAAATCGCGGGTTTCGTCTGTAGAAGCTAACTGTTTTTTTACAGTCCCTTTCACTACTGTAGGACTAACATATTCGGTGATCAATACATGGCCCGTATAATCTCCTCCAATGCTTTGAATGGTTATATAGCCTCTCTGCTTCTCGTTTTCACCGCTCCAAACACCTGTATTAAATTCAGTAGAAGTAACTCTGTAACTGGCAATACTTTCAGACGTGTTCTCCTCAGTCAAGCTATAATTCTGGCTTCTGTTCCCGCTCTGTGTTCTCACATTTACCCATTGTAAAGAAACAGGATCATATTTTTCCAAACTAAAATTACCATCCCAAAAACCAAAACTTTCTACATAGACATTGGATTTCGGTAATACACTAACCTGCAGATCTCCACCTGTACTAATTGGTGTCCCTTTTTTGTAATCTGTTTCTAAAAAGTGAGTTAGAGAAAAAAGACTCCCTTCATCACCCTTGGAAAAAATAGCCGAAGAAGCAGTCAGGGTTATGTCACCATACACCTCCGAAGCTTTTACTGTTGCATTATTGCCAATAGATAAAGTGTATGAAAGCCTAATCCAACCATCATTACCACTCATACCACTAACATTACCATAGCCACCATTGCCACCAAGAGCACCGGATCCATAACTTGTGCCATTACCACCATCATCAGCAGCAGTTGCACCTTTTCCGCCACCGCCACCCAATGCATTGATTCCTAAAGCACTGGAAGTCCCACCACTATTACCATTATCAGCACTACCAGCAATTCCAGTTTGTTTTCCTTGTCCACCTGTACCTCCTGCACCAACTATTAAAGAAATTGGTTCAGAAGGTATTTCTAATATTTCTTTTGTTATAAAAGCACCTCTTCCACCTGTTCCACCACTAAATTTGGTTGAAAGATGTTCAGTTTTTCTTTCTATGCCACCTCCACCGCCTCCACCGCCTCCAGCCATTTCAATATTTATTGACAACGCCGAAGACGGTATTGTTATATTATATGCACCTGGTTTTCTCCATTCTAATACTTTAGTAATGATACTATTATTATTATACCTAGTTTCATCAAACGGTCCGCCTGTAATATCCATTGCCTCAAAGCGCCAATCTAAATTGCCATATCTTGTAAGTGTCATCGGCGCATGTGCCGGATGAACAATGAAAAGCACGTCAGCACTCTGTGTATATTTTATTTTTGCAGCATCTTCTAAATCTTTATCAGCAAAAAAGTTTTCTATGCTATATGGTGTGCCATCTTCTTTAACAACAATACCACCATCTGTATAAAACTGGCATCTGCCAGCAGTAATTTCAACAATATAATTTTGATCTGTGCTGTACATAAATGGTATTAGCACAGCCTTTTTATTATTATAAGTCTGCGCTATGAACTTAAAGCCTGGTCTATTAGCAGCGCCACCATAACGCAGAACGAAAAAATTTCTTAAAACAGCAGCCCCGCTGTCATATTTAGCAATATCAGTACGTCCATACATAGACGGTGACAATTCACCGCCGGCAAAACTTGATTTTAATTGATAGAGTGCCATAATTATGCCCCCGTAAATCTTGCTGCCGCTAATCTGTCAATGTGCGGATCCAGCAAATGTTCTTCATCAGCGTCAGTAGAACTGGCTTCTGCAAAATAAGCGTTATAAGCCTGGATACACATCTGCGTTAAATCCAGTTTGCCAGTCAACGCATAAGCAATTTCTGCAGCGAGCTTCCATCCAAATGCCTCTACAAATTGAGCATCATATAAATCTGCGTCGGTAACATCTACAGTGTATTCAATCCAGGCATTGCCGATATTAGTATAAATAGCTTTCCCCTGTTTATCCGAAACGATTTTATATTGGTTATCCCTCGGCAAACCACAAAAATGTTCATTATACATCATTCTCAGGCATACTGCATCAGCAGGATAACGATATGCATACTTCCAGTTAGGAGGCACATCTTGAAGAGCAGCTAACTGTACACTTCTTGTAGCAAATGTCCAGGGGAATTTCCTTAACACGGCCTGTCTAACATAGTCATAGCAGCGACGGCATACTCGTGCCGGCTCGCTGGCTTCGTCAAGTCGTTCTATTGTAGCTACGCCTATATGATTAAGTGCAATATTACAAATCTCAACCTTATCCATAATTTCACCTCTGTTATAAAGAAAGCCGGGGACATATGCCCCCGGCTGATTTAATCTTGCGCCAGTGCCACTAATTCATTAATAATAGCTTCCCTGGATTTCTGACTTGTTTTTATTCCCTGTTCTTTGGCCAATTCTTTTAAATCATTAAAGTTCATTGCTTCATATTGGAGATAACGCGGATTGTCATTACCGGAAGATACTGCTGCTGGTCTATTAAGTTTCACAAAATGTTCAGGAACCTTAATATTATCCGCAAGCGTTACAATATCATCACGTCTATACATACGACCCAAAGTAAAACAATTACGCTTTACTTTGTAAGTAGCCATTATAAAGTTACCTGGATGCCGTCAGTCATATAAGCAAAGACCTTGCCGCCCACAGCCTCACTAGCTGTGTAAACCAATCTAATATAACGATTACCATATTTGATTGGAGAAAAGAATTGTGCCACAGTACAAGCCCTTGTTTGAATCAGAGAATCAGGTACACTTACCTCAACCTCATCAGCAGGACTATCAAACCCCTCAGTTGCAGCAGATTGTACTTTAACCTTAGTAATCTTGCCAGAAGTCATTGGTGTGGTCAGTTTTACGTCAAAGTACAGCGGATGCATAAACCCGCCTGTACTTCCTAAATCAATAACACTGCTGTTTGCGTCTGTGCCGGTAACGGCCTGATTCTCAGACAGCAATAATTGAGCATCAATACGTGCCATTTTATATTCCTCCTTTTTAAACAAGCTGAGATTCAGTATTCAGAATAGCTGCGCAACGCTGGAACGGAACGCCCCAGAAATTAACAACAGGTTTTCCTTCAACTGTATCAATAGACAGCATAGTATTTTTGTCATTACGTGCAGCCTTAGCCATAAAAGCCTCAAACTGCTTATTGCAGAAGATCTGCAAATTGACATTATCAGGATTTTCAATCTGATAATAACCCTCGATCAATTTGTCGAAGATTGTAGTAGTAGCAGGATCTTTTAAATCAACATTGGCCAAACGCACAACATAACGAGGATCTTTAACTGCAAGGCCCATGGACCAATTATATTTATTGGTATGAGCAAAGAATACCTCACCTTTATCATTTGTTACTTTTTGTTTACCCAAATATTCATGAGTAAAGCCTGCGGTGTCGCCTTCTGGGAACAAGCCGTATACCTGCTGATCTCCAAAGCCTACAAACCATACAGAAGTCAGATTATCACCTGTGCCGCCGCAATCAATGATTTGGTCTGCCCAAATATCTTCCTGATTGGTCTTACTGTAAAAATAAGCGCCTAAACCAGTGAATCCTGCAGGGTTGATCTTCTCATCGCCATAGAAAAGCGTAGTCGCCATTTCTTGGTTCATTGCTTCAAGAAAAGCAGCATTCTCACTCATCATCCAAGAAGCCTGCATATTATTCTTTCGTGCAAGCTTTTCGTCGATTTCAGCCAGCGCTTCCATCTCGCCGCAAGTAAAAGATACTTGCTTAGTTTTAGACTTGCTCGGCTTAGTCCCGCGGTTAATCATTCTCCACGCTACTTCCGGCAAAGAATAACGCAATGTAGCTTCCTCATAGTCCTTAGAGTTACACATTTTGAACGGCAGAATTTTTAAAATCTTATTTGTTTTGGTTTGCAGTTCAATAATTCTTTGATACTTTTTGTCGAACCCTTGGCGAGACGCAAAGTCTTGAAGGGTTGCGAAACCTGTCAAATCTGGCATTATTTACCACTCCTTAATATTTTTATTTGAACCCGCCGCCGGGGAAAAACAACTCGGCGTCGCCCAGTTCCTTAGATTTAGGTGCTTGCCCATCAGGCGGTTGGTCTTCCATAAGCAAGCCTCCAATGTTTTGCAGCATTTTTTGTATTGCCGGATGATTGGCCACACCTGTATTTACAAGTACCTGCATAGCCTCACCACCGCCAAAAGTATTAACAGCTAATTTAGCAGCAGCAATGTTCTCACGAGAAATAAGCCCCTGCTTTTGACATTCAGCAGTCCAACCGTCTACAATTTCCTCCTGCTTATGCATAACGTCTAAAACTACTTTGCTATGCAAATCAATCAGCTTAGTGGCCTGCTCCTGAGTAAGCTTTGCGTCTTTAGCAATCGCTGTAAAATCAGCTTCCAGTTCAGGCGAAAGTTCCAGCCCTTCCTGTAGGTTGAATTCATATTTATCAGGAACAACAGGCTCTTGCACAGGATCATCAAATACATTTTTAGGTGTAGTTACAGGATCACCGTCACCTGCAGGAGTTGCCTCTCCACTCGGCTCAACTTCCGGAGCAGGTTCTGTTACAAACGGGTCACCAGAAGGAGCAGGGTCACCGCCTCCACCAGCACCATCTGCTTCAAAAAACATTTGTGTAAACTTATTCATGTCTTACCTCCGCTATGTCGTTATCTACTTTAAAAAGGTCATCATCTTCTAAATCAGGAGGGTGTCTAGCGCTCTCTGCTTCATTACGCATCAGCATCTCTAAAGAATGTCCATCGTTCAGCATCCGGATATTCTTTAACAAATCAACGCCTACAGCACGTTTACCTGATAAGAAAGCATTGAAGTATGGCTCAGCTGAAAAAACCGCTGTTTCGACCTCTGTGCTTTCCAAAATGGCATAAATAAAACGCCGTCCGTTCTCGGTCCGCATAATAACGTCCAAGTCGTCCAGCGCTTGTTGTGCAAGCATATTCATTTTTTTATTTTTCATTAAATCCCGCCTCCCAGCAATTGATCTAATGCATTGCCACCATTAGCAGGTGTTTCACTCATCAACCTGGCCGCATCAGCATAATCCCTAACAGCAGGCGCAGCAGCAGCCATCTGTTCAGCTTGCATTTGTTCCTGCTGTGCCTGAGCACGTTGTTTGCGAAGTTCAGCTACTTCGTTTTCATCACGTACTATCTTTTCTTTGACACCAGTAGATTCTGCAAAACCTCGTACAGCTTCATCAAGATTGATGATATCAAGCACTTCAGGCTGAGCAGCAGCAAGATTACCAACAAATCCAACTGTACGCTCAATAGCAGGTATTTCAACCATTTTCTGGGCTTGGGCCAAGATAGAAATAAAGGATACTTTTAATTCGCTTTTGTCAATCTCCTCCGGCATAGGCGGAAACAACCCATGTCTCAAACAAATATCAAAAGTGCGAAGCGTCATAGGTTCTAAAACCTCATTGTGCATTTGCTCAAGTACCGGGGACAACATCAGGAGCTTTTCTTCATGCCGCTCTGCAATCTCACGTGCAGTCATTTGAGGTCCATCCTGAGATGTAATCATCATAAACAAATCATTATAGAACGTTTCAGCTATCGACCGCCGTTTCTCCTCAGACAATGCTCCTATGCCTTCATAGGCCTTTGCTCTTGGGTCCACAAGTGGATAAGCCTGCTGTACAGTTCCATCAGGATAAAAATTTAGTCCTCCTGGCATTCTGTCAAGCTTCTTCATTGAAGCAGGAAATGCCATCGCCGGATCTGCAGCATTATCAATAGCCCTAAGTTTATTCTTCTCAATCTTCTGCAGCTGCATACAATCGCCCAAAGCGTTATGTCCAGGTCCAGAGCCATATACACCATTTGCAATCAAGGTCCAGCGCGGCATGAGGAACGGACATTCCCTAAACCCTGATATCTTCAGGAATTTGTCATTAGCACCTTTTTCATAGTGATATGAGCGCCAGGGGAAATTGCCTAAAGCCAATTTGTTAGGATCATAATCATCATTACGCTCTATAAGCATTTCAATATCAAAGTATGTTGTGATATTTCCGTTATTATAAGCAGATTTCACGCTTTCCGATACGTTATCAATACCATATTCTTTAACGATTTGGTCTGCGTTTAACCTGAAGCGTCTAGCGAACGTATAAACTCTTCCCCTTGCATCTACACCACCAGCATATTCACCGCAGGTGTACGGCCTCATCCATATGCCATAATTGTAGTCTTCCAGCATCAGAGAAGCCCCTGTACCAAATTGAGCCATTTCAGCCTCAATCTGCTGCAGCATATTATAAGCATTGCTCTTAGAATAAATGCTGCTCATAATCTCCTGGCAATCATCTAACCACATCCTTACAGCGTGGTAATTAGCTTTTTCTTCATCTTGCAGACCAAGTTCAAACCAAGGCCTTGACGGCGATGTCAACCCACTGTGGATACCAGCTGCACATTTACCAACTGCTTTTTGGGGATGTGGGTCTATAAGGTATTCGTCACGTCTATGCCCTTCTGTGCTTTTGATATCTTCCTCAAACCTGCCCCTTGTCGGATTTATATACCGGCTAAGCATCCTCCACGTTGGCTCATATTGGCTGCGCAATGTATAAAGCTGGGAGATAGTATGTTGTTTTCGTGTTAATTTATCGCTGTCACGCAGCATATCTTTGATATCCATAATCATTCTCCCAACAACATTTTCTTGACACTATCAGAAGTAAGTTGCCCACCAGTCTTATTGGTATAGCTTCTGCCACGAGCTTTAGAGAGTTTTTGAAGCAGGCTTTGTCTCTCTCCCTCTGTCGCACTATCAATAGTGGCCGCTGCTGTACTGCCAGGTGCGCTTTGTTTTATAGGCTCAACACTGCCACCTCCACCGCCACCACCGTGTAACTGCATCATAATCTTATGCATAGTCTCACCTCCCTTCACATACCGGCAAACGGATCATAAACCCTTTGTCTATTGTCAAATTGTGCTTCTGTTATCGCCTGTTCTCTGCTTACAACAGATTGAGCAAAAGTTAAAGCTAGTGCGTCTGCTCTATTAGGAGAGGGAACACCTCGCTTTTTCATAGCTTCTTTACTTTCAAGTTGTATTAATCCGCTAGTATTAGGTACTGTTTCAGGACCCATTAAATCATCCGCTAAAGTCTGGTCATCTTCTGGTATAACCCCGCCTTCTTTCAACCAATCTTTCATATTAGCCCACATCTCAGCACGTTTATTTTTGCAGTCTTGCCTGTTTGACTTCCCACCAAAAGCAATCAGTGTCCACGATCTGCCCCATGCGTCACCAGCGCTCTTGATTCCTGTACCATAGCCTAGATCAATAAACACCGCATCAGCCTTGTATTCGTCCTCGAATCTGGCTAATATGCCTGCTATTTCAATGTCGTTATCGTTCTTAGTAGTCGCAAACAGCTTTTTTGTGAATAGCCCTTGCCTAAGATAAATAACTGTTTCGTCTCCTCCTGTCCATGCAGGATCACAGGCTATAATCACAGGAGCAAATCTAAATTGCTTTTCTTGTAACGTCCTACGTCTTGCTTCATCAACTAAGGCGGTACTAATAAATTGTTTCTCACTAGCCGAAGGGAATTCGCCCTTCACGCGAATTTTAAAGAAGTCACTATCCTCGCCGTATTGCACCCGCCAACCCTCAAGTTCAGCCTTGTTACTTATCTTAACAGTTCGGCTATCAATTTGTTTACGGTTCCATAAACTTCTGTTTTTATGAAAGCAAGCATGAAAACGGCCACTACTCTGAGTAGGATTTCCAAACACACACCAAATGATTTCCGTATCAGCATCTGTCATTGCACCTTCAGCTACTTCCCAAATGATATCCGATATCTCAGAAGCTTCATCGAATATAACCAGAGTTCGCTTGCCTTGGTTATGTAAACCCGCAAACGCTGCAGGATTACTATCATTCCATGGTATTGCATCTATACGCCATGTCTTTTCATGACCTTCTTGGTTAGAATAAATGCTTGTTGCTGAATAAGTGAATAAATCTCTTGCTACAAACAAGTAATACCATTTAGCTAACTCTGCCCAGGTTTTTGTTTTGAGTTGTGTATCTGTATTCGCCGTAACAACGCCCTTTGTATCTTCATGTGTCGATATAGCCCACAGAATAATCCATGCCACCATAGCAGACTTACCAATGCCATGTCCGGATGCAACGGCTTCACGGATAACCTGATCTGGCGTTTTTAATCCTTCTTTGATATCGTTCAGCAGTTCTATCTGCCATTCATCAGGTCCTTCTTTGTCTTCAAGTTGAGTATTAGGTTCTCCCCACGGGAATGCAAGCCGTACGAACTCCAAAGGATCTTTACTGACACTTCCAAGAAAGTCTGTTAGTGCCTTTATATCCTTTTCTGATAAAGCAACTCTAGGCATCGCTATCACCCTTCTTACGACGGCTAGCAATTAAACCAGCAATATCGCCTTCAAGATTTACATCTAGTTGTTCTTTAAACAGCATATAGCGCTTACCCAATAGTTCTGCTGCCTTAGTCCTATCACTTAGTCCAGCATCTAATCCAAACTGGTCCTTTTCTTCTCCACGCATTACTCTTGTTAAATATTCAAGAACATCTTCAGCTGTAGCAATCTTATCACTATCAACTGCTGCCATTCGTGCATCTAAATATTGCTTCACCTTGTTATTCCTTAGCAGTTTACTAGCACTGGCCGCCGCTGAATTATCAGTCTTACACGTTGGATAAGCTTTTTTGTATGCTTCAGTTTGATTACCGGTTTCTATAAAGTAATCAACAAAATTCTTCTGTGCTTGACTAATTTCATCCACTGTTATCACCTGCCTTTAACACATTCACCAAATAATACAGGATATCTATTTCTCTAAACGACCTTGCTACTTCTACTCTAACATTGGCACCTTTATTTCTCTTTCGTTCAGCTTTATCAGGATATTTCTCTTTATATTCATCCCAGGGCATTAGATGATCTAGTTTATACATAGTACAGACTTTAGAAAGTTTCTCGCTGTATACCTGTTCTCTTGAATATAGATAAATCATTCCTTTTAGCTCTAATGCCTTTGCTATCTTCTTTATCTTGCCGGTCAGATTTATCCTCATATCTCCTCACCACCTTTGCAAATAAAAAGCACCTAACCGAAGTTAAGTGCCTTTGTATTAAGTTTTATGCTAAACTTTGATGTATATTACCGTGTTTTATCGGTTTTTCAACGCCGAATTATTTATGTAGATTAAATTGGCGGAAGGCACAGGACTTGAACCTGCAAGCCGATTGCTCGACTGACGCCTTAGCAGGGCGCTGCGTTACCGATTACGCCAACCTTCCGTATGGCGGAGCAGGTAGGATTCGAACCCACACAGCGTATCCCTACGCCCTATCAGTTTTCAAGACTGCTCTCTTAGCCGTTTGAGTACTGCTCCATTATTGCCGCTGTATTACCCCAACGGCAGGGTAATGTCCAAGCGCTAAGCTTGAACGTTTCACCAAGCTTGTTGTAAGCCTACTAACTTACAATACTATTTTAACTCATTAAAACAGGTAATATGTCGGAAACTTTTTTATTTTATCAAACCTTTTTTCAATGCCAAACCAACAGCATCTCGGAGAAACTCCTTACGAAATTCATAACAGGTATCTCTATTTACGCCGGTTAATTCTGCAATTATTTTCATCGGCTTCCTTTTTTCATATTTTTGATACATAACTTTACCAGTAAGCTGATTCTCATGTATCTTATAGGTTTCTGCGACAACTTCAAGCCATAGCTCCGGGTTCATTATTATCGACTGATATGGTCCATATCCAAACGATATCATACGTACTGGCTCAATGTTTTTTAATGCTGCTGTTTCTGTTGGATTACTGATAAAAGCATGACCACCACCGCCAGTATGCCCTTTCCTTGCAGTACGCTGCTCTTTTTCTTCATCAACAACTTTTTGTATTTGCTTACGATCCCAAAAGTACCGCTCTACATGCTTAATATACTGTTCTATTAGCATATCAGTCTCCTTCTAGCTTTGCTTTCTAAATCGCCTAAAATAATTCTTCCAAGGATTTATTCTGTCTTCTGCGAGTTGGTTCAAAATAGCCTTCTCAAACTCTTCGCGTTCATATTCTCGTTCACCCGCAACAATCCAATATTCTTGCACCCATTCTCTCGTACCGTCTGCACTTTCAATCAAATATAAGATACCTTTAGAATCTAGTTTGACACCAAGTACTTTACATTCTCCCTTAGGCACATGCACATTATCCCCTATATTAAACTTGCTCTCTATTGTTAATAACATTTGTATCGCCCTTCTTATCTGATAGATTTATTGTAAAAATACTAAACCTTCTTAAAGCTAATATAAACAAAAACGTTAATATCCAATGTTCATATACAAATTCAAATATCCATTTTATTAGATCAGGATAATTCATATCTATACTCCTTGCATTCATCAAATCTAGCCCACTGGCGGCGATCTTCGTCTAATGGTACATTTTCCTCGTGCCGGTCGCAGTCGGTGTTCGTGCAGGGCTTATCCATAAATTTGTTACTTCGTATGCAGTAGGCTTTATCGTTCGTCATCGTTCGATACCTCCTGAAACCAGCTCCAACATTTAGGATTTTTTTCACCTATGCTACACTTGGCAGGAATGTTTTGAGATAATTCGTTGGTAATTGGTATTATTATTGGAGCCTGATATAATGGGCAATCAGAACACGTTTCAGGTAATTTATCAACCAGTATTTTAGTCATTATTTATCTGCTCCTTCATCTTTACGATTTTACTATTTCTTTTATCCACTGCGGAAGAATCTCTCCCCTATATATGTACCAATCTTCTGACCCTGTCCAATCTTCCACAAAATAACGTGCTTCTACTGGCAGAGCTTTTACGAATTCTCCCGCTGCAACCAAATTACGTAAATGTTTTCCTGGAATTATTATGCGTAGCCTATAAGCTGTTCGGCTATAATTAAGCCCATGGCTTGTTGCCCACGTCTGTTTTAATGGATCAGAATTTACTGTTAGCCACTGGCATTTTTTAATCATTCTAATTTTATGATTGATCATTTCAACCCTCCTGTGAGCAATGCTATTCCAAATAACATAAGTGTTACAGCCCCTATAGTGCAAGTAATGACATATAAATTACTATGTCTGTCACTGCTGTCAGTCAGAAGTACCAATATAAACCAAAAAGCTGACGCTATAGCCACAATACTAGATGCTGTAACGACACAATTCATTAGTAAATAAATAAAATCCATGCTATTTATTCTCCCTCTTCCTTTATCCACTAATCATCTTCTGGAATGCTCTCGGTTTCGTCTATATTTTCTTCATATTCACTTTTGCTAATTATCATAGCTTTTGTGCCACCGCTCATGCTTATTAAAGCGTTTATAGCTGTTTCTTCCCAATGGTTTAAGTCTGTCTCAGAAATGAATTTACTGAATTCTGCACCAAATTTCATGTAAATATCGTTGTCAGATTTCAAATAAATCGTTATAGTATATGGCATTGTTATTCACGCTCCTTACAGCAATACGCTTTCATCTACTCCACCGCCTTCGCTGATTAAAATAAGTTTCAAACAAATTTATTCTCTCATCAAACCTATTTATAAGTCGGCCAATCTCTTGTACGGATCCGGCATCAGCATCATACATCAATCGCAAATAAAATTTACTCAAAGCTAATATTGATCTTTTTTTACAAATTTGGCACTCTGCCGTAATTTGATAGTACATAGGATATTCTATGGTTCTCAACTTCAAGAAATCTATACAACTATGTTCCACTACTCCACCACCTTAAACTTCTCTAAAGTCAATGTCCGGGTAACGATATAGCAGCATCTTCTTTTTCAATAGATATACCGGTGTTTTCATACCCTTTGTATCGACGTAATAAACATGACCGCCGGCTTCCGTCACCTTAAAATCAGCCTTGTAAATAATCGGCCTTATCTTTTTACCTGCAACCTCATAAGCAGGCTGTAAAACAAATTCAGGCTGTAATTCAATGCTTTTTACTGCACCGGTTCGCTGCTGCCAAAGTAAATCTTCGTAATAGGCTGCTTCCTTTCGGCTGTCAAAGCGAATCCCGTCAACCTCAGTTATTGCATTGCCATATTTCAGCACAGGTACAGCCCCGGGTAAATTCGCCGGCGCCGTTACGCTGTCAGAACGTATTTTACTTACAAGGTGTGCTGGCAGTTCATTCCACGTCGTCATTGGTACATCGCCAAAGCATCTTCAAGCTCTTCCTTTTTTCTCCGATACCGAGCCACTTTCCCGCCGAGCTGACTATTTTTCCGACGCAGATGTTTGAGTTCAGTCAGTATCTGCATAAGTACTGGTTTCAATACTGGTACATACTGATCGCCTGGTTCTTTTTCAATTAGCGCCATCATAATTTTTATATTTATTGGTTTCATAGTTTCCAACTCCTTATATTTAAAAGGCCGCCCCCTACGGGCTAATCACCTCCGCAGGGGTATACTTCCCTTTATGCTTGTATATAGTTAGTATGCGCGGCCGTTTTAACTTATCGCCAGATCTGCCACTCTACAATAACCTCTGCCAACGCACAACCGAGCTGCCATAGGAAACCTGCAGCAAAGATAAATAATAATGTGTATACTGCTTCACGCTTCATTTTCTACCTCCACAATTGCCGCGAACACAAGATATACCTGCTGCGGCACACAACCATTACCTAATGCCTTTAGTCGTTTCGCCCTGTTTTTCTGCCCAACTATTACTCTTGGCGGTTCATATGCGTATTGCTCTACATTTATTGCAGCAGGCCAGCCCTGCCAACTTTCAATATCCTCTTTTGCTACATTGATGTCAGTCCAGCCTATAGGTAATCCCATTAAAAGCTCTACCCAATCAGCGTTTAGATTACCTGGTTTTTCTTCTTTTTTTATAACAACACCATCCAGATAATTTCTATCTGCATTACGTTCAATACTCGCACAGCCATATGATCCGCTGTTTCCTTCTCTTGCTCTTGGTGTCGGCCAATTTACCGCCTGACTTAAATTAACGCTGTGCATCTTCTTAACTGCTGTATCTAATCCATCACCTGATGTAGCACTCGCACCTTTACGATTGTAATTACCACATACACTCGTGGTAGGCCACAATGAACACTCGCTCTCGTTTGTGTGGCGCTCCAACATCGGCAGCTCCATAGCATGACCATCCAACACGATACCCCATTTCGGCCAGGTCTCGCAAAACAGTTCCGAATCCTCCCCCCCGAATCCCGGCAGCAGAGATTGAGAGTAACCCGCGCACGTTTTCTGCCACGATCCATCTTGGCTTAAGCTCGCAAATAAGCCGGGCATACTCTCCCCAAAGACCGGAGCGGGTAACGTTCCCTTCACTATCAACGAAACCAGTTCTTTTACCTGCTGTGCTAACATCTTGGCACGGAAATCCTCCGCTGATAATATCGATCTTGGATATTCCATCAGTTTTAAGTTTTTCTGCCGTGAGTTCTCTGACATCTCTGTAAATTGGGACACCCGGAAACCTCCTTTGCAATATTTTTGTCGGGTATTCTTCGATTTCACAAAAAGCCACTGTTTCTATTCCCGCCCAGCTGGCAGCAAGGTCAATCATACCTGCTCCGCTAAATAGCGATAACATTTTCATTGTCCTCACTCCTGCTCGCTACTTATACTAATATCTTCCAAAAATCTCAAATTCTTGAAGTTTTGAATTATCTCCCGTGCCTTCACGGCCCGTGTATCATCGGACCACATCAAGCAGCTCGGGCAAATATGCACCTCAAAATATCGACCTCTGTTTACGTGACTACCCGCCGTTGTATCCTTATGGCATATGTCGCAATTCATAATCTCACCTCAAAACGGTTCTGACTTATTAGTGTTCAGCTTGTCAAAATGTTCTTCGCCTAAAATCTGTAGTTCTGCCATATCTGCAGCAAGGTTATACATTTTTGCGTGCTTATTATTTCCATGTGTATCGGTAACCTTAGCTCTAAATTCGGCAATAGTCCCTAAGAAACAACCACAAGACACTGTTATACCTTTGTCTTTATTTTTGAAAAATGTCGTAAAACTAAATCTACTACCAATACGACCGATCAATAAATAGTCAGCGTCGTCGCACACCCTAGCGTCGTCGCACACCCTAGCGTCGCCGCACACCCTAGCGTCGCCGTACACCCTAGCGTCGCCGGACACCCTAGCGTCGCCGTACACCTCAGCGTCGCCGTACACCTCAGCGTTGCCGGACACCCAAGCGTCGCCGTACACCTCAGCGTTGCCGGACACCCTAGCGTCGCCGTACACCTCAGCGTTGCCGGACACCCAAGCGTTGCCGTACACCCTAGCGTCGCCGGACACCCTAGCGTCGCCGTACACCTCAGCGTTGCCGTACACCCTAGCGTCGCCGGACACCCTAGCGTCGCCGGACACCCAAGCGTTGCCGTCATGCGCTAAGTTATCTTCTTTTTCTATGTATCCGCCAAGTTCACCAGCTTCAACACTTCCAAAGCTAATTAAAGCCTTAATCCTAAATAATTTCTTGCCCCATTTTTCTATAAACTCTGCTGTCAACTCATACTTTTTCATAGTTACCGCTCCTTTAAACTTTAGCTAATTCACCTTGACGACGGGTTGACCGTTTTGGTACTACATCAGGCACTAACGGATGATATTTATAACACCGCTCACGATCAGCAACCACATAAGTAAATCCACTTTCTTTGTCTACTCTCAAAAACGGTTGATGTCCGCTGTATGGGCAATCAACAGTGTTAATACATTCAGCGCATTTTCGTTCGACGTCTGCGATAAAGCTGATATCGCTGCAATTACGCTTTATAAAGCTATCATCGGCGTCAGGAAAAATCCTCTTTGCTGCAGCTCTAACTTTCTCGCTTATTGGCTGCCGTAGTTCGCCAAATGTTTTTCCTGATGCAAGATCAGCAAACAACTTTTTAACAAACTCATTTGCCGCTTTAGAATTACGCTCAATAGCCTTCTTCTCTGCGCCGATTTTATTCTGCCGGACTATAGACAGCGCTGTATTGATGTCGAACCACGTTGCCCAGCGCGTATTGTTATTAGCCACCCACTCAACAGCTTCCGCCCAATCATTGACCTGTGTATACTTGTATTGTTCCAACGTTTTAGCCATAAAGTTTTCCCGCTGCACATCATTCATCGGTGGTGGAGTTAAGCCAGCTGCTCGCCATACCACAAACGCAGCCTCTATATCGCCTATATCAAGCATTCAAATCACCTCACCATGCCCATTCTTTTTTCTGCTCTGTAACACGTATCTCATCTTCCCAACGCCTGTCTTGCAAGAATGTTTCAGGGTATGGAATATAAGCCCCGTTGTTCTCTTTCCAACGGCTTGTCTGTTTATACCGCTCAACAGCAGCTATGATTTTTTCGTACAGTTCCACACAAGGATCAACCAGCTTGTTCCACTCGATTTTAGCTACAGGCTTTTTCACCTTCACCGGGTATGCTTCCCAAAATCGGGCAAAATATTCTTCCCGCTCACAATCAGGCGCTTCTTGTTTCTTTTCGTTTTGTTTATTATTAATAATATTATTTATATATACTTTCTTCTCCGCGCGAGATTGTGTTACAGGTTGTGTATCAGTTTGTGTTACAAGTTGTGTTACAGGTTGTGTATCAGTTTGTGTTCGGTATACGATACACAAATCAAATATCTGATAAAAACCTGATCGACTACCTTTGCCGCCCTGGTATGAAATCAGCCCCATCTGAATTAGAGTATTCCTATGCCTACTTAATTCAGTCCGAGAAATTCCACACACCGATTGCAGCATCGTGCTGGACACGGTAAACTCTTTTTGCCAGCCGCCTAAATTGTTAAAGTGCAATAATGCCATATACAAATCAGCAGCTCGGCTATTAAGTTGGTTGAGTAACCGCCAGCTCCAAAACGCATTCATCTGTGCAACGTAGTTCATAATAATCCTTTCAGTCGTCTAAATAATTTCTTCCGATAATCTTCATAAATTCTTCTCTGCTGTGAGTTTCTTCAAACTTACGTTGACATTCTCTTTTCAGCAGTAAATCTGTTTTCCTATCCTGATGCGGACCGTTCTTCCCCTTATGATATTCAGGGGTAAGCCAAACTTTAAAGCCGTATCTTTCACTGATTTTTCGTAACGGACCAAAGAAACAATGATGCTCCTCAAGTGGCACATTTTGCGCTCCAGATAGGTAACAATATTTTTCTTTCTGTATGATACTCTTAGCCATCTTTAACGCCCCACTCCCTGATTAGGTCATCTAATTCTTCCTGCGGCCTTGTTTCTACACCAATCTCTTTTGCCGTCGATACCAAACAATCTATAAAACGGCTCATCTCTTTCGTGTCATAAGCACTGCTACCGTAATATACCCTTACATTGCTATAGCCTTTAATGTTCTGACATTCACTAACTAATTCAGCTATCCAGCCAACACCATTACTTTGCCAAATTTCAATAGTTCTGTTTACAGCGTCAGTTGGCACTGGCCATATTCGGCCGTAACCACATTCCCTGATTGCCTTCCTGTAAACATCTTCCTTGCTGTGAAAGCTCTCTTCTGACAGCTTTTCTGCTATCTTTTGGCACAATACCCAAGCGTATTTATTAGCGTCGTTAGAACGCCCTTTGCGCCATTGCTTGACTTCTACAACATACTGCTTTTCAGGATCGATTTTATTGATTTCTTCTTCCTCTGATAAAGGGACAGGTACTACTAAATTTATGTATCCCATCCCTTTTAATGCCTGTACCCCTTTAACCGTGAACTTCATTTTGCTATTGCCTTCTGACATTTCATACAGAGCGGCCTACCAAATTTCTGCACGCTATAATCATGTACTTTTTGGCTAATTTCAACCGTGCATTCCTGACACATCAAAAATTGTGGTCCAGTATTTTCGTCAGGAAAAGCAGGCTGTGTTTGATCTATTGGCGTAGGTGATGTTGCTTTATGTTCCGCTACAGGCGCATCAATTTTTTTACCCATATCAAACCGTACAACCCCCTTACTGTCCACGATTTTTAGCTTCACAAACTCACTTTTAGTCCGATCGTACTCTATGTCTTTCACAAAAAACTTTGCAGTGATTTTCCCATTGGTAGATAAATCCTGCTTTGATAGCTGCACCCATATAAACGGAGCATCGTATAGCTCACGCCCAATACCCCAGTTAAACCCGGCACGTTTAAAGCTATCACTTGCCAGTCCCTTGGCGGCTTCTGTGTTGCTCTCAGTGCCAGTATCCTCTTTTTCGATCCACTGCTTTTTATCATCATCCCACACCGAGATAATACAATTTGCGTTATCCCGTACGTGATGCCGCTGCCAATTCATCGGTCCGAACGTCTCGTCAAGAATACGCATATCGACCCTGGCGTCCTTATACAACAACAACGAACACCCGCTGTTATCTTTTTTTACCGTGGCGACCCGACATTCAACTTCATCTGCAGTAAGAAGTCTTATTTCTTTCATTGCCTATACCCCCTTTGCACCGCTCTGCACGTCTAAGCAATTTAACAGCCTGCTTTGCGGGGACTTTAGGCTCACCGTATGCCTGCTGAAGCGCACGAAAGGCCGCTAACTTTTCTTTCTCATTCATTTCTACGTCCTCCTAAAACTCTCTAAAAGTTTGACCGCCGCATCTACAGCGTGTATCCTCTATTGGCACTCTACATCCACAATGTACACATACAACGACTGGTACTGGCGATAGTCTCACCGGCACCTTTAATTTCATCTTGTCAACGATTGCTACTGCCCTGTTTAGGCGTTCAATCTTTTCCTGCAATAAATTATCCATTTACAAGTCACCTTCGCTATGCTAAAATGAAGGTGGACGCTAAACCTCGTAAAATTTACAGTCCACCTGAGCTATCGAAGCTGTAACTTCGGTAGCTCTTTTTCTTTTGCCTATCATCTCAACACCCCTACTGTCACTACAGCAGCCATAATAGCAATGTATGTTCCGACAAATATTGCAGTAGTTGCTACGGTAAAATCTCTAATCATAAGCCTGCCACCTGCCCCATAGCGTAGCCTATGTCATATATCAGCTTAACTACTGTTGCTATAGCCAAAGCAGTTAAAGACCATACACAAGGCTGTTCCTTAATACTCTCTTTCATTACTACTGCTATTCCTGCTACTTTGATTAATGCTTTCATAATTCAACCTCCTATAAAGCCTTTAACGCTGCTTCAAAATCAAAATTTTTCCTTCGCTTACGACTTCGCTTTATCCCATTAGATCGATATTCCATATTCTCACGCATAACTTGTGCTAAAGCTTCATCAACTAGCGGAGGATCTAACCTATATACCTTACCAATCCGAAGGTATGGGACAATTCCTTCACGGCAATACCTTCGAATGGTAACCAACGATAAACCTCTGCTTTTTGCATAATCATCACACGTCACAAGCTCCATCTTCCTGATACTCCTTTCTTTCAATTTCATCAATATCCTTACTATCTTTAACATACTTTTTTTCAAATTCTTCAGGGCTTAAATTTTTTACCACTTCGACAAACTTTGCCAAAGCTTCATCTTTCTTGTTCATGGTATATCCTTCTTTCAAAGTTGATATACCAGTCGAAGCGTGTTATAATGTTCTCGTCAGCTTCGGCTGGTGCAAGAAACACTCGCTAAACTTTCCACGGTAGAGGCGGGTGTTTCTTTTTTGTGTTGTAAAAGAACCTGCTCCTTCTTATAATGATTGTAGGAAGGAGGTGATTGTTATGGTATATAATGATGAAATATCAAGAGATTTTGTTGTTGCCCTTATCCATAGTGGGCAAATCAAAAATGCTGATGATGCAGTTAAAACATTCCAAAATATTTTAAGGTTACTTTCTCCAGAAGTTGCCGATACTCAGTCTGTTTCGAATACTGCAAATACAGAATATGATCCGTTCAAATCTCTTTAGTGTCTGCTACATGTATTTCAAAAACGAGGGTATGGTCTTTTCCATACTCTTGTTTTATTTTTTTGATAAAATCTGACAAAGATTCTTGCCATTCTCGTTTATATGAATTAACAGATATATGACATTTTATTATTGGTTTTCTACTGAAAAATTCCATCTTTATACTCCTTTTTATTTTCGCTTATATTTTTCTCAAACCGTTTTTTTCGTTTCTTTTAAGAAACTTTCGAGGTAAAAAAAATAGCCATTACTTTCTCATCTGAAAGATGTAACACTTTAATTATTTCGTTCATTTCCGATCTACTAAATTCGGTAATGCCTCTAATCTTCTTTGACCAAGTACCTTTAGGCATTTGAATTTTCAACAAAAAATCTTTCATTTTTAATCCATTCAATTTGATTTCTGCCATAAGCATATTTGAATTCATTTTACTCCCTCCTTTCGTTTCCTTTAAGCAACTTAATTTTACTTCAATACATTTCATATGTCAATACCTTTTGGAAACTTTTTTCTCTTTTGACGCTCGATTAGTTGCCAAAACGAAACCTTGATGTTATAATAATTTTACAGGAGGATATTATTATGAATATTCAAGATTTAATATATACAAGAAGGAAGCAATTAAATTTAACACTTGAGGAAGTTGCCAATCATGTTGGCGTCAGCAAAAGTACTGTAAAAAAATGGGAAACTGGATTTATAAAAAATATGCGTCGTGACAAGATGGCGCTATTAGCAGAAGTATTAAAAATTCCTCCAACATCTTTATTGACTGATGAGAATGTAAATTCTGAACACGAACATTATTACATTGATCCTGAGGCAGCAAAGATGGCCCAAGAACTTTATGACAATCCAGGTATGCGTATATTATTTGATGCGGCCAAAAATGTATCTCCGGAAGATTTAAAAGTAGCTGCAGAACTCATTTCAAGAATGAAAAAGAAAGAAGAATACGAAGAGTAACAGGAGTGATAACCGTGATATCAAGGGTGGTTCTTGCAGACCTTCCTTGCAAAATAGGTGGATATTGCGTTACAAATGCGGATGGAGAAAAAATATGTGTCTTAAATGCACGTCTTACCTATGAAGCAAACAGAAAAACTCTTCTGCATGAGCAGGAGCATATTATAAATAATGACTTTGATAACTATTGTTTTGTTGACGAACTTGAAGCTCAACATCATAAATGAATTTAATAAAAACTATAAGTATAGAGGCACTAAATTATGGATAATAAATTTAAAATTAACACTATTAATCTTACTAACATTTTGTTATTAATTATCATATGTATGCTTTGTTTCCAAGCGTATCAAATAAATTTAATATCACAAGAAATTGATAGCCTTTGGCTTATTAAATCTGGTATGGATGATATATATCACGACTTGCGCTATATTCAACGCGAACTGTCTGATATACATTCTTACCTTATAAGTTTGTAAAAACATCCCAAAAAATATAATAAAAAAAGGAAGTGAAGCAATGTACGGCGACGGAACAATATGGTACGACAAAGCACGAAAAAAATATTGTTACGACTATTGTGACAACGACGGTAAACGTCACCGTAAACGCTTTACCACCGAAAAAGAAGCCAAAGAATTTAAGAAAGAAATTCGTGCAGAACGTGATAAAGGAAATCTTACATCCTCTACAATTACCATTGGAGAGTGGGTAATAGAATTTTTAGAAACATATCAAAAACCACACCTACGCAGTAACAGTTTTACAAGGCAAAAACAAAGTGCTAATAAGCTTGCTCCTATTGCACATATACCCATTGACCAGCTCAGCGGCAAAGAAATACAAAAGCTGTATAATAGCTATGACGGTGTTTTAAGTACCTCTTCAATAAGTAAGATACATAAGTTACTTTTCGCCGCTTACAAGAAAGCTGTGGCTCTGAGAATGGTACAATATAATCCAATGCAAGCTGTTGAACCGGTGAAAATCAAATATAAAGAAATGTCAGTATTTTCTTTTAGTGAACTGCTTCGCATCTTCCGTGTACTACGGACCAATAAATACTATAAAAAATACTACACATTATTTTATTTGCTCCTAGTACTTGGCTGCAGGATAGGTGAACTTCTTGCAATAAAATGGGAAGATATTGATTTTGATAAAAGAGAAATTTGTATACAACGCGCAAAAGACAGTGGTACTGGTCAAGTATTCCATGATCCTAAAACAAAAGCCGGTATACGTTATATTCCGATTGTCTATGATGCATGCATAGAAAGACTAAAAGCTATGCAGACAAGCGGTAAAATCACTTATATAAACGGCTTCGTATTTTGTACCGAAAGCGGCAAAGCCCTTAACTATGGAAATATCCGACGTGCTTGGGTAAAGATATGTGAGTTGGCCGGAGTAAATAAAAATATCCATACATTCAGGCATACATTTGCAACAGCAGCACTCACCAAAGATATACCCATCTTAGAAGTATCAAGGTGTCTTGGACACGCTGATGCAAACACAACACTTAAAATGTATGGACATGCAATGCCAGGATTTAACAGACATATAATAGACCTTTTTCAGAAGAAAAAAACAAAGAGTGCGACCAAAACTGCGACCATAAATCAACAAAGCTAGTTATATCAATGGTTTTAAAGCTTACAACAAGCCCTCCGGAGCCGTGTGCGGTGGTTCGATTCCACTCGGGCGTACCAATGGAAAAGACAGATGCAGACTTGTTCTGCGTCTTTTTTATTTTGCATAAATCATAAAGAACGAAATATAATACTTCGTTTATTCTGGTCATATAAAACCCTGCTGCAAATTACAGCAGGGTTTATTTTCAAACGTTATATTCATATTTTTGAATCGAACCGACAGAAAAATGCACCAAATAATCAGGATAACCATCGACAGGGATCCAAAAAGAAACTACGTCACCTAATTTACCGACTTTTTTACGATAACTGGCTTCACCATTCTTCCACGCTTCTTCTGCCCTGCAGCCCTTGTGCTGTTCTAACGGCTCAACTAAAGCACACTTGTTGCCCTCTATGCGTCCTGTACTGGGTGCGACTTTATTGGCAGCAATAATATTACGCTTTTTATCAATAAGCATTGCCGACTCCGGATAATTATCCCACATCAAATGAAACGCTTTAATTACCTCTGCCTTTTCCATACCTCCAGCTCCTTTACCTTGTCTTTCTCTGCTTTCATATTACCACAAAAAAATGACTTCTGCCAGAAGTCAAAAAATATCCCACAGCTTAAGCTGCGGGATATTTT